TTTGGTGGAGCCTAGCGGGATCGAACCGCTGACCTCAACACTGCCAGTGTATTCAGGACAAAAATCTATTTTACTGATTCAAATGGGAAAACCAGCCTATCAGCGTTTCTTATAGTTCACCTGAATAACATCCCTTTTAACTGTTACAAAAGCTCACATTTCTATGCGCTTGGATGATACTTGTCGCAGGGCGACCCCTTCCAGAGATCTCAGCAAATATGCATATTACTTGTTGGTCAAACGGAAAAGGATAATCGAAATGAGAAAGCTTGAAGCGGCGGATGCGGGAGGAGAATCAGCGGCTGGCCGGTGTTACGCCAACCGCTGGTTCACGGGAGTGATTGATGCGGATCAGTTCCGGGCGGTCACTTTGCCATTAACCAGATAAACAAATTCCAGCTTGCCCTTTCTTCGGTAAACCCACTGCTCCCGGTAGACGCCCGGCTGGTACTGTGATCGATTAATTTCAATCGGACGGCCCCATGCATCACGCACATCGTCTGCCGTCATGCCAAGTATCACCTGGTTGTTAAACTTGGCCGACGTGATCCGGTTTTTCTCAGCCTCTGCGCGCTCTTTTGCCTGCCGTTCGGCGCGGGCGTTTTGGGCGCGTTGTTCAACGATCCGGTCGGCCTGCTGCCGCTTCATGGCTCTTTCTTGCAGCCAGCGTTGGTTTTGCTCTTCGATGCTGCTGCGGGACTGGGGTTCGGCCGGGGCTGGTACGTGCAGTTCGATCGGGCTGTCACCGGCTGCGCAGGGAGTGCTCTGGTAGACTTTGCGGTCGCCGACGGTGCAGGTGAATACCTGGGCGGCGGCGTGCTGGGTGGTGAGTATCAGGGCGGCTGATACAGCGGCGGCAGTGAGGGTCCGTGTCATTGTCTCGCTCCGTTGGGTCCATGAGATCGGTGTACATCCTGCGCTGTGCGCTCACCTGGCATTATGGTACCGCATTGAGACGGTTTTGCTACCCTGCCCTGCGTTGCCGCCGGGGTTATGCGGCGGCGAGGGTGGTGTGCAGCGTGTCGATGACGGCGCGGACTTGTTCGACTGTTGTCGCAGCTTCGATCTGATCAGCCGCTGCCTGTCGCTGGCCGCAGAGGTCAGGGGCTACGGCTCTCCAGGCGGTGGCGTTTGCGATGACGCGTTGGGCGAGTTCAGCGACTGTGATGCCGCGCTGGTTGGCGATGCCGGTGAGCAGCGGCGTAGGGGCGCCTGGGTCAGCCTGATACGCCAGCGCTTCGGCTTCTTGATCCTGCCACGTATCGCGCTCGAACCACGGGTAGCGTCCGGCGATGGCGTTTGCGCGATCTTCGAAGATATGAACCAGATCATCCAGTGCCTGCTGTTTGACTGCTGCCAGATCAGGCACGTAGGGCTGGGGCGCTGGGGGCTGATACAGTTCCAGCACAGCCGGTGGGCGGTCGGGGTGGAAGCTGGATTTGAGTTCGTTTTGCCACTGGCGGTGGGTTTTGATTTCGCCGGTCGCGGTGTGTTGATAGCGGTTCATGGGGTATCCTGCGTTGATTCAGTGGATTGATGATGCACAGGAGGTGCGTATGCCGACGATTACCCGCCGCGCTGGTGATACCATTGCCATTGGCGACCAGATTAAGATCACTGTTACTCACAGCCAAAAAGGCCAGGTGAAGCTGGCGATCGAAGCGCCGGATGATGTTGTGGTGCTGAGGGAAGAGGTGTTGCTGAGAACCGAGAAGGATCAGTTTAAACTCCATGCTGAGTAGCCTGATGGCATAGGGTATGCCATGTTTGCCGGATTTGTTGTTAGCCGTATAGAATCCCCTACCGCAGCTGACACCCAGGCTAAAGTATACGATCCACCATCAAGCGTGGCTGATATTACGCCAAGACTTTGCCCATTCTTGAAGAATTCTAGCGTGTTATTATCGAAATCCACACCTACACCCACTGAGTCACCGACTGTCCATGCCGGATAACCAGATGTGTATGATGTATCAAAGTAGCGATCACCATTATTTCGATACCCGTATGAGTCTGCATTCTGCCCTAGAAATGCGTATCTGCTATAACCTGTCTTAGCGATGCCAACATAAGCATTTGTCGCCTGAATGCATATGAACTCCCCATACAGAGCACCGGCGCTTTTTGCTGAAGACGTATCCGCGCCACCGCCTCCAATTAAAGACTGAGTTTTAGTAGCAACAAAGCCCTCATCTGACAACGCAATCCTTGAACCTGCTTTGTCAGCATCGTCCCACGGTATGTCATCTCCTACTATGCCACCCTGCTCAATCCTAATCGTGCACCGAATTGCATCTGCCCCCATCATGCGTGCGACCCTCCTGCCCAGCCGTATATATTGCCGCCTGCCTTTTGCGCGATCACGCAATACTCTGTGTCACCACTACTGAAATCGGGCAGGTCTGTCATCCAATGGTCAATCCCCCATGCCGTGACAGACCAGGTTGTAGGGGTGATGTACAGCTCCTGTTTTTCGCCCTCTTCGATATCCCACGTAATTGCTGTATCGGCGGCCAGCGCCAGAAACAGGATGCCGCCGCTGGAGCGTGTGAGCGCGCCTGTTGCGACGGTTGCCACGGTATCGGTATATCGGACGATTTCGACACCGTTGAGTTTGTCGTGTGACTCGGCGGTATCGACGGATACCAGCCAGACCTCGGATACGCCGGGGTCAACTATCCAGTCGCGGGCAGGGTTGGTAGCAGCGTCTTCCGTTGCGCGGGCGATTGTGACGGCCGCGCCGACGGCGGTCACATCGACAAACTCGGTCACGGTCGGGTCGACCGGCGCGTCCTGCAGCTGCATGCGGTAGCGATACCCCGCCGGTGGTGCCGGCGGCAGTGTTTCGGGGGTGCATTCTGTGCCGGCTGTGAGCAGCGATGCGGTCAGTTTTGACGCATAGTGATTGAGATGCTTGCGTTTAAGCATGGGGTACCTCAGGGATTAATACATGGACTCTTGTCCGGGCGGGATGACGGCGGTGCGTTTGCCGGTGCGGCCATCGTATTTGCCGCCGGTGCGGATGCCGGCGGGATCATACTGGATCCAGCCGCCGTCGGATGTGGGCCGGAAAGTCCACGACACGCCGTCTTGGCATAGGGTCAGCTCTTCGTTACAACCCAAGGCGGACGTCGGGGCGTCAGGGTCGCATTTGCTGGCGACGTAGCATCCGTTGCGGAGGGTGTATTGAGTCTTGTTATCTGACTCCCAATCGTCGCCACATATTTCTGGGGCTTCGGAAGGGCAGTAATCTGTATCCCCGAGAGTGCTGCAACTTCTCCGAAGAGCAAGCAACGCAATGTAGCTTCCGCTATAATCAGCGTAAGTTATATTAGCTTGGTTTCCCGATGGGGTTAACTCATAAGATGTTTTGTAGGCTGGATCAGCACCAGTGGACGGTATTATATATGGCGCTGCGGCTTGGTATGCTAAAGCATGACTCGCATAATTACCCACCAGCACCAGGCCGCCCTCACCTTCCCAATAAAAACCTTGCTCCCAAGTCTCATCAGGCCCACACTCCTTACACGTTTCTGACTGGCTAAACCCACCCACAAAATTAACGCTAATCGCCTCCCCTGTCTCACAGTCGGTCACCCCCTCAGGCGTCGACTGGTACTCTTCCGGCGCGTTGCCGTCTTCACCCGTCCATGGATTGCGGGCGTCGGGATCATCTTCGATCACGCCGTTGTTTTCGGGGTCGCAGCAGGTTTCGCGTTCGTCATCCTGAATGCCGCCGGCTTCGGTGTAGATGCCGGGGATGGTGCCTCGAGTGCGCAGGTCTTTGAGTTTTGACTTGACGACTTCGGGGCTCCAGGCGATCTCTTGGATGTAACGCGCCAGGGTTGCAAAATCAGTGCTCATGTCAGTGTCCGTTGATCAGGGTGATGCCGGTGGTTTCGAGCGGGATTTCGAACGTGGCTTTGATCGGGTCGGGCTTGCGCTCGTCGGTGTACTGCTCGGGGATTTCGGCCACGTTGATTTCCAGCGCTTTTGTGTCGGGGTTGTAGCCGGCGGTGCTTTCAAGCGTTGTGTCGGTGCCCGGTTTAGCCGGTGCCGCGGGTTGCACGATGTTTTTCACCGGGGCCGGTACGCTGGTATCCATGTACGCGACAGCGATGCGCAGCTGGGTTTCGCGGATGCCGTCGCCGAAGCGCCAGTTGATGCCGACTATTTGGCCAGTGGTGGTGGGTACGCGGGTTTCGATGCGCACCACCTGCCCCAGCTCGGCTGGCAGGATGCGGTTTTTCAGCACGGCGGTGACATAGTTTTGCCGGTGGTTTTTGATCAGCTCTTTTTCACCGATGGCGACCGCTGCCGCGAAGGCTTCGGCCAGGTCGGTGCGGCGGTTGTCGGCTTCGGCGCGGGCGGCGCTGATGCGCTGGACCAGTGGTGCGCCGGTGTCGCCCTGCCCTTTCGCTGCGCTGACGTGGCTGAAGTCGGTTTCCCACTTGCTGCTGTCGTACTCGGTGTCGATCGCATAGCTGAGCGTGCTGCCGGGTACGGTTTCGCCGTAGGCGTCAATGCTCTGCGGGGCGGTCAGCGTGATCTCGTAGTCTTCGGTAACCGGCTGCGAGATGTTGCGCACCAGGTTGGCACTGAAGCCGCGGCAGCGGGCGGGCATTTCGCTGGTCCATGCCACGCGGGCCTGCCCGATGCCGGGCACGAAGTAGTAGTTGAACGCTGGGAATATCTCGTAGCTGAGGGTTTCCCACGGGTCGAACGACTGGGCCTTTTCGATCATCGCATCGCGGTTGAACACTCGCCAGTCTACGATCTGGACGGATGAGTTCAGCGCTGGGTTGTAGTAGCTGCCCAGTATCAGCTGCTGCTCTTTCTGGGCATGGACGTTGGTATAAAACGCCTGCAGTAGCTGGTAGCGGTACTGCAGCTTGATGGTGATCTGGTTGTAGATCTGGTCCAGCGTTGCGAATTCGGTGGTCAGGTCTTGGTTGTGTACGTCGGCGTTTGTCAGCGTCCAGTCGACCGGTTTACCCGCGGTGCCCCAGCTGTAGTAGTGCAGATCACCGGCGCGGGTGTACGCGAGCGAGCCGGGCACGGTGCGCATGAGCTCGCGCACGTAGTCGGCCCCTTCGGCGTCTTCGGCCTGGGTGACTTTGCTGTAGAGTGCGCCGGTCAGGGCGCGCAGCTGGTCTTTGTCCTCTTTTGCCAGGCGCTTGCCGCGCAGGTCTGAGCATTCAAACTGGATGCCTTTGCGGGTGTGGTCGTGCGTGGCGCGGTTGACGCGGCCGGTGATCAGCGGGATCAGCGGGTTGTCGAGCGTGGGCCGTGGACGCTTGCCGGTGACGGGATCGACCGGGCTGTCGGCGTGGGTGTAGACCTCGACGGTTTTGCCGTTAAACGCGGGCACGATGATCTGCTCGTCAATCGGGAAGTGCGCGAAGAAGCTGCCGGTGGCGTTGCCGTCTTCGGCGTGATTGACGGTGATGTTGCTTAGGCTGACATGATGCGTGAACGGCTGGCCGTTGATGATCACATAGCACTTGGGTACGTGCTGACGCGCCACGGGCACGGTGGCGTCGATCACGCGCTGCAGCAGGCGCAGCTGGCCTGCGGGCTGGATTTTGAGTACCTGCTGACGCAGTACCAGCTCGCCGGCGGCTTGAGCGTAGCGGGTCTGTACATCCTGATACAGCAGCAGCTCGCCTGCTGGTTGTGGCTGGGCCACCACTTGCTTGAGCGCAAGCGCGCCCTCTGCCTGCACGGCGGCCACGGTCTGGCGGATAACCAAGGCTCCGGCGGGCTGGGCGATGGCGTCCAGCACGTAGCCGGCAAGCGGCGCGGTGGCAAGCGGGCGTGAGGCGAGCGGCATGGGTTACTCTACGTCGGTGATCAGGATTTCGGGGTATGCAAGGCTCAGATCGGTGCGGGTGCTGCGCACCAGATAGGCGTTGGTGACGCGCATGTGCACCTCTTTTTTCCCGCTGACGCCGCTGGTGAGCACGGTGCCCAGTGCCAGGGCTTGCCCGGCTGTTGCGGTGTCGAGACCGGCGAGCGTGGTGGCGAGTTTGATTTCGCTTACTTCGTGCTCGCTGCCAGGCGCAACATCAGTCGGGGTGAAGGTGAAGTTGGCAACGCCGGGGTCGCTGCGCACTTTGGCTTCATGGATGCCGTTGTCAGCTACATCGCCGGTGACTTCGGCCCAGTAGAACACGACATCTTGCGGGCCTTCGCTGCCGTCGGTGTAGTGCAGCAGGTCGAGCGGGTTGGCCAGTTCCTGCGTGCACGCGGCGTCGGCGTAGGCCTTCCAGATTGGGTCTGCCATTGGTTTGTTCCTGCTGGCTGGTTGTTAGGGTTAAGCGGTTTGCATGCGGGCTTGGCCGAGCATGGCGGTCAGGCTTTTTAGTAGCTGGGCGTCGCCTTCGACGGGGCCAGAGACTGAGCCCTCGCCTTCTTTTGTGACGGTGATGTTGATGGAGCCCAGGTTGGGGGCTTTGTCTGCGTTGGCTTTTTCGGCGGCCTTGCGCTGGCGTTCGTACTCGGCGGTGACGTCTTCGGCGTTGGTGCCTGACCAGGTGCTGGTTTTGCCGCCGGCGGTGACTTCGGCGATGGATTTGCCGGAGGTGTCGAGGCCGAGCATTTTGTTGACCTGCTCGCTGAGTTTCAGAGAGCTTTCGGCCAGCACTGTGAATGTGCGGCCATCAAGTCCAAAGGAGGCCATGGCTTCAGTCGAACTCATCTCTTTCTTCGCGGCTTTGTCTAGATCACCAAACTGCGCGGTGGCCATGCTTTCCATACGCTTGATGATTTGCTCCATTCCGACAACATCGTAATTATGCCGCGTGTCCTTGAGGGCAAACTCATAGCTTTGCTTCATCTGGTTCAGCCACGCCTGGGCGTTGACCGCATCGCCATCTTTGATCCGAGCATCAGCGGCGCGTACTGCCTGATTGAAGTTGTAGTTCTTCTCGATCGGGCCGTCTGTTTTGCGCTGAGGCTCTTTGATGCCCATGATGTCATTGAAGAGCTTTTGCCCTTCACTGCCCATCTTGGCTGCGTTGCCCATCTGCTCCAGATACTGGCCGGCTGTCATCGCAGCAGTGCCGAGGTCGTTCAGCCCATTGCGGGCATGTTCACCTTCGGGGGTTGCGGTTACATCGCCGGTGCCTGGCTCAGGGATTGAGTCGAGGAAACGCTGAAGAAACTCATCTACGTTTGTGGTGAAGTCATCCTTGATGCGGTCGACTTTGTCACCGGCTTGATTGATTTCAGCGCCCAGTTCAACCGAGCGCGCAGCCATAGCCTTGGTGAATTTTTCGGTTATGGCATCGTCAAACTCGATGCCGAATTTCTTCGCCCACATTGATGGGGTTGCCATTGTGGCAAGCGCACCGACTACACCCATGAAATCAACGGCCGCTTTCTCTGCTTTAAGGAAGCCGGTTTCGATCTCGATGATGGCTGTATAGAAGTTCGCGCCAGCCTTGATGCCCCATGCCATGCCACGCACGATGGTGTTGGCAGCAGAGTACGCAGCGCCGTCCAGACCGCCCATACCGAGTACCAGCTCTTCAACGTAGCGCAGGATCTCGGTGAATGGGCCCGACAGGTATACAGTCAGCTTCTGGCCGAATCCCTGCGCCAGCATGCCGAGGTCTGTTTTGGCATCGTTGTAGGCTTCGACCATTGCGGCCTGCTGGCGAGTAATGGCAATGCCCATGCGGTCGAACTTCTGTTCTGCCGCTTCAAGGTCACTGACCAGCGTGTTGACCAGTGAGACGCCCTCACTGTCAAACAGCTTCATGGCCAGACGCACGCGGTCGCCCTGGTTTTCAACTGCTTTCATCGCTTCGGCGATAGCGTAGAACTGCTTGTCGGGTGACATCTGCGCCAGCTGCTTGGCGTCAAGGCGCAGCTCTTGCAGTGCTTTGACTGCCTCGCCTGTACCCTGGGCAGCCTCGGCCACACGCCGTGTCATTCGCTGGGTCGCCATATCCAGCGTACCCATGCTCACGCCGGTCAGTTCCGCCTGATAGCGCATCAGCTGCAGGGCTTCTGGCACCAGACCCAGTTTGTCGGATGTTTTGGCCAGTTGGTCGATGGCAGCGGAGTGCTTTTCGACCGTTGCAATAACGGCAATGCCTGCACCGGTCGCAGCGGCACTCACAGCCAAGAACGAAGCCGCGCCAATTTTGGCGGTCTTCTGCATGGTCTGGGACCAGTCCTGTGCGCCCTTCTTGGTCTTGTTCAGCTCTGATACCAGCTGTGCCGAGTTGGCACCCAGAGTGACGACCAGTGCGCCGATCGTTGCTTTCTTGGCCATGGGTTATCGCCGCTTGCGGATGGTGGGTTCTGAAAGTTGCTGTTCAAGCCAGGCGGCTTGTTCTTCCGGGGTACGCAGGGTTTGCATGAGGGTGTCGCGGTATTCCTGATCGTGCAGGCGCTCCATTGCGAGCCATTCCTGCAGCTCGTCCGGTGAGTAGGTTTGCTCTATCTCTCGGACGCTTTTGCCGTGCCGGTCCGCCAGTCGGAATAAAAACTGTCTGTACGGCCGGATCAGGAGTTTTTTGCGATTTCGTCCTGAGCACCCTGTGTGATCGGGTTCAGTTCTGCCGCTGCGTTGAACAAGCGGTTCATGGGCGCGTGGGACTTCTTGGTCAGGGCGTCAATGTCCTTGACGGTGAAGATCGGCTCCAGCGTTTCCGGATCCACCACACTCAGCGCAACGATGGCGGCACGGGTGTCCATGTGCGGCTTTTTGCGGTTGGCGAAAATGAACTTGTCGAACTCATCACGCTGCCGGGCTGACCAGGTGGCAACTGTCAGTTCTGCGCCCTCTTTCCACTCGGGCACTGGTACGGTTTCGGTTTTGCGGTCGACAGCGGACAGAATCTCATCACGGGTGAGGGTGGTCATGGGCTACCTCAAGGTGTCTGTTCAGATTGCAGAAGGGGTGCACCGGCCACAGGGGCCGGTGGGTTAGGGTCCGGTCTTGATGGTGTAGCCATCTTCCTTGGCAACACCGCCGGTGACACGCAGGCTGATGGTGCCCTTGTAGTCCTGCTCGATACCGCCATCGTCAAACGGCCAGTTCTTCACGTATGCATTGAAGATGCGGGCACGTCCTGTCGGGAACAGCCAGACGATTGTTTTCTGAGTGGCGGCCAGATAAGCATCTTCCAGTTCGTTCTGACCGGGGTCGTCTTCTTCATGGAACAGCGCCAGCGATGCAGTGCCGTAACGGCGCACTTCGCCAATGCCGATCACTTCATCTTCATCAACCAGGGTTGTCTGATCGCGCTCGGTCCGCTCGCCGTTCAGGCCGCTGATGGATGTATGGCCAAGGATCTCGATATCGGTATCACCGGCCGCATTGCGGATAAAAATCCGCGTGCCTTGCGTTGGTACAGGCATAGCATCACCTCATGTTTTGCTGGGGGTTATTCGTAAATGGAGTAGTCGAGGGCGAAGCGGTACAGCTGTTTATCGCGCTCATGCAAGGGCATGATTGCCAGCAGGATGTGACCGGCCATCGTGTCGATGACGGCCTGCTGCAGCTCCTTGCACTGGGCGTAGGTTTTGCCCCATACGCTGATCGACCAGCGGTTGTGACTGTGACCGGTGAAGCCGCCGTGCAACGTGTTCAGGTGGCGGCCGCTGACGTACATGAAGGTGACGGCGGGCAGTTGTCGTCCTTCTGGCAGGTCGCCGTTGTCGACCCGATCACCCACCAAAGCGGTGATGGCCGGGCTGGTACTGAGGAGCTGGTACAGATCCTCTTCGCTCATGCCGTTCATGCTTTGCCTCGGTTGGCTTTGCGGACTGCGCGGGTGATGGCTTTTTCAAGTTCAGTGCCGAACAGGTCGAGCACACGGTCTACGTTCTGGTCGAGCGCTGGTCGAAGGAAGGGATCGGCCTGCTGCTTGCTGGTACCGAACTCCTGGGCAATCGCTTTCTGGTTAACACCGGCCAGCTCTCGCCCGCCTTCTGACTTGGGGGCCTTTTTCTTGGTCGGGCCAACATCGATGTCGATGGCGCGGTTTCCGCCCTTGCCCTTCCGGCTGCTGATGGTGATTGAGTCCTTCAGGTCACCGCTGTCACGGTTGGCGCCAATGGTTGCCGCGATCAGCACGGGCTCCATGGCTTTGCGGCCCGCGGTGCGCAGGGTTTTGACACCGGTTTCGGCACCCAGATCGAGCAGCGCTTTTTCGAGTTCGGCGAGGCCTTCAACTTCAAAGGTTTGGATGCTCATCAGCTGCTGTCCTCTTCACAGGTGATCACCAGCTCGCGGTTGCGGTTGTCCAGGTTGATCGGTGGACCAACGATTTCGAGGCGCATGTTGCCGAAGGCGATGCGCATGTCGGGGGTTATGTCGTCGCGGTACCGGATAGTGACAGCCAGTGTGGCGGTGTTGGTCACATGCTGACTGGCCCAGCGCTCACGTCCGGTGATCGGTTTGACGTTGGCCCAGATGTCGACCAGCCCGGGTACCGGCTGCCAGTCGTCTGTTGGGTGGCCGTATTGGTCCTTGCTGCCTGCTTTACGCTCGAATGTCACCGGTGTGTTGAGCCGTCCTGAGCGCATCAGCCAATCCTCATGATTCGGTACGGATCCAGTAGCATGGAAACACCCATGGGCAGCTCACTGCTAATGGTGCCGATTACGACGGATTCGCGGTTTTCGTACAGGTGGCCGATCAGCAGCAGCAGACCGGCGCGTACGTCTGCGGGTGTTTCGGTCATGCCCACGGTGGCGGTAATGGTGACGCTTTCTGGCTCGTCAATGGTGGCCGGCCAGTCTGTGTCCCACTGGGGCATGAGCAACGGGTACAGCGCACGCGTTTCCAGCCGCAGCGGTGGTGTCTGCAGGGTCTGGGTGACGCCATCGGGGTCAACGTATTCAACGCTGTCGATGGACTGCACGGGTGTCCAGGGTAGTTCGATCGCGCCAGCCGTTGAGCCGAAACCATCCAGCACCAGCGTCCGAGTCTGCGTGTCGAAGACACGGCCGGTGCGGTTTTCCGCATGACGGTAGGCCGCTTCGATCAGTGCGGTGATCAGCGCATCTTCTGCTGAGTGCTGTACACGCAGGTGCGCTTTGGCTTCTTCGACTGTGATCATGGGTTACCACTTTTTCATGGGGCAGCGGGCCCGTTCGTAAATTGCGGGCTGTGACGAGATCGGGTCAAAACCTATGGTGGTTTTCTTGGCCAACGGGCAGCCGCAATCACCGCACCAGTGACCGCCTTTCCGACGCGCCATGGCTGAGCCGATCCGGCGCTTGGCCTGGTCGATGAAGTTGCCGCCAGCACCCGGGCGCTGGTCTGCAGTGCGCAGGTGCTCGCAGGTTGCTTCCAGCCGGTGTTCGGTGCCGTTGGCATCAACCACAAACCCACAGATAGCACGGCGCAGCGCGATGACTTCGGCTTGGCCGATCTGGTGGGTTTCAATGAGGTCCAGCGCCTGCTCTTGGGTGAGGGGCGCTGGGTTTGTGTCAGCCATTTTTACCGACCGGCTTGCTGGCTTTGGTGTCATCGCTGTCGTCACCGCCATCATTGGTTGCATTCTGCTCCGGCAGCTTGCCGCCCTTGGTGGCCACCTTGAGTTGTTCGATGGCGACTTCGGCACAACGATCACTGACTTCGTGCACGCCCTTGCCGTACTCAATGACGTGGTTGCCGCCCTCAGCGAATTTGAAAGGCTCTTTCACGGTGATAATCGGCATTGTTCAGTCCTCAGATAATGCCGGGGCTTTCACCCCGGCAGCTGCATTTACACGCTCAGGGTGAGCACCTTGATGGCGTTGGAGTCTGTCAACATGCCGCCCACACGCTTGGTGGTGTAGAAGCCAACGTTCGGCTTGTTGGTGTACGGGTCACGCAGGACACGCACGCCAACACGGTCAACAATGGTGTAACCGCGGTTGAAGTCACCGAACAGCACCGCATTGGCGTCTGCTGCCACGGCCGGTACGTCCTCGTTCTCGGCAATGCCGAAGCCCAGCAGCGTAGACGGCTGACCTACCTGCAGGCCCGGCTGCCAGATGTAGTTGTTGTTGCCGTCCTTCAGGGTGCGGATCTTGGCAACGGTCAACTGAGGCATCATGAAGCGTGCGCCCTGACGGTAGCCTGCCTTGAGGCTGTAGATCAGGTTGATCAGGTCGTCGGCATCGAAGTCACCGGCGGTGCCTGAGTGCAGCTTCTGCAGCTGGCCGAAGGCGCGGGTGGCATCGTTGGTGGTGGCCAGGGTATAGGCCAGAATGCCCTTCGGCTTGTTGGTGCCGTCACCGGTCATGAAGGCTGCAGCTTCTTTCTCGGCGAACTCGCGGCTCACTTCAGCGGTCAGCCAGGCTTCAGCATCGAAGAACATGTCATCAAGGCTGGTCTGGGTGGCCTGAGGGTTGGCGTAGATTTCACCCATGTGGGCAACGATCTGCGCCAGTGTCGGGGTTCCGGTTGCAGTTCGCGCATCGGTTTCACCGACCCAGCCAGATGCAGCGCCACCCAGATTCACCAGCTGCTTGTAGTCAGTGGTGGAAACGGAGATCTGGCGGCAGACCTGGCGCATCGGGGAGATGTCGCGCTCTACTTCCAGGATGGTGCGGTCCAGTTCTTCTGGAACGGCAAAGCCACCATCGGCATCCACTCCAACAGACAGCGCTTTCTGTTCCAGGTCGCGCAGACCGTCTTCGTGACCTTTGCGCAGGAACTTGCTGAATGCGGTTTTGTGCTCACCCTTGAGCTTATCGCCACCGGTTGCACCCGGGCGCTTCAGCCCTGCCAGCTCGTCCTCGAGCTGCTTCTTGTAGGTGTCCAGGTCGGTCAGCTTTTCGTTGAGGCTTTCAACGGTTCCGGCCAGTGCGGCCTTTTCGGATTCAATCGCCTCAAGACGCTTATCGTTCTTGGACTTGAACTCTTCGAAGCGGCCGCCGAGTTCTTCAGCAACCTGCTGTACGTCTTTCAGTTCAATAGCCATGGTAAATACCTCGTTCGCTTAGATGCGGGTTAACAGTGATTTAAGGGATTGCAGTGCTGTTGCTTGCTCCGCATCTCGCGGTGCGATGGCGCCGTAGCCTTTGGCCATGAAGGCCTGGGCTTGCGCCTTGCTGAACCCTACCTCTCGCAGGGCGCGTTCAACGTCCGATGGACGCGGCATCTCGCCACGGTCCAATGCACTTTTGACGTTGGAAATTCGGGCTTCGTCGTTGGCAGGAAAGGTCACCAGCGAAACTTCCCAGAGGTCGATCTCTTTCAGCAGCCAGGCTTCTTTCTCGCGGTCGTATTCCCAGTCGTTCAGCACGTAGCCGATCGACATGCCGCTGAGGCTGCCAGCCTTCATGTGGGCATGGGCACGCTTGGCCAGGGGGTCGTCATCGATCAGCAGCTGGCCTTTCACGTATAGGCCCACGTCGTCTTCACGCATTTCGGTATAGACGCCGATCGGTTCCTGCATGTTGTGCTGCCAAAGCAGTGCGGGCAGACGGCCCTTTTCCTGCCATCGATCAAGACTGGCCTTGAAAGCGCCAGCCACGACAATGTCATCGTATGAGTCTTTGTTGCCGAAGATGGAGCCGTAGCCTTCAAACTCGCCCTTTTCGTTGACGGACTTGATGGTCAGCGGCACATCAAGGCGTTTGGTTGTCAGCATCGCTGGCCTCCGGTCGTGTTGTCATGTTGACGGGCGTCAGGTAGATGTCACCACCGTCACGCGGGTTAAGGTCTTCCAGATCGCGGCATTCGTTCGGGCTGAGGATGCCCCAGTTGATACCCTGGCCGTAGGATTCAAAGCGGCTCTTCTGGTCGCCACGCAACAGTGCGCCTGCATTGAATTTGGCGTAGTGGGTTGCTCGATCCTGCTTGCTGAGTAGCCCTACCCGGATGCGGTTCTCGATGCGGGTCAGGTATGGCACCAGCGAGTAGTTCACAAAACTCATGGCTTGGTGTTCGATGTTGCTGAAGGTGGCACGTTCGAGGTTGGCCACCATGTGCGGTGGCACTCGGTAGATCGCGCAGATTTCGTCACGCTGGAACTTGCGCGTTTCAAGGAACTGGCTGTCTTGCTGATCGAGCGCAACCGGTTTCCAGTCCAGCCCCATCTCAAGAATCATGGGCTTGTGGGCGTTGGTCAGGCCTGCATGGTCTTCCTGGAACTGCTTCTGCAGGCGCTTGAATGCGTCATCACTCAAGCGCTGTTCGGTGTGCAGTACGCCGCTGGTGACTGCCCCGTTCTTGAACAGGCGTGCGCCGTGCTCTTCGGTAGCCAGGCCCAGGGCGATTGCCTGCCGTGCATAGGCGACTGGATTCAGTCCGGTCAGGCCGTCGAGTGTCAGGGTGCGAACGTGCCATATCTCATCCTGTGTTAGTACGTCTTTGGTGCCGTTGCGAAAGGTCACTTCGTATACGATTGACCAGTCATCGAGAATCTTGGGTTTGACCGCACCCGGGTCGATCGGCAACAGCTCTTTGACCTTGCCCATCACCACGACCTTGTAGGCGTAGAAGTTGCCACGCAGTCCAAGGCAGGCAATGACCAGTTCCCAGAACTCCTGAGCCGTCATGTAGTTGTTCGGCGCCAGTGACAGCAGCTCATACAGAGGATGGCTGGTGGCTGCCTGTCGGGTGTTGCCCTGCTCGGTCATCAGCTTGCATGGCAGCATGCCGACAGACTCGGACAGCACGCGGATACAAGCGAACACGGTCACCAGCTGCATGGCGGTCTTCGCTGTGACTTGCCGGCCGGTAAAGGTTTCGGCACTGACGCCCAGATAGGCAGCCAGCTTTTCGGGGGTGTCGATCGCATCAGGCGATGCCTTACGTCCGAAAATCTTGGAGATGATGCCCATCAAAGCGTCCTGATTCCGTACTGTTCAAGGTGGTCGGAGAGGGTTTCGTCTCCGGGTGCGTCTGCGTTCATGGCCCGACCCAGCGCCATGAGGATGGCGATGATGCCGTCGATCTTGTTCTCGTTGCGCTCTTTGCGCGGGTAGATATTGTCCTTGGCGTCTGACTTGGCCGTGACGTTGCTGGCCATCCAGGTCAGTACCGGGTCTTCCGAGTGAATGAAGCGCTTGCCGGTGATTGCTGCTTCCATCTCTCGCATGGGCGGGCTCATGTTCTGGACGGTGTTGCGATATTCCACGATCTCGGCGCCGTCTTTCATCAGCTGGTGGGCCAGCTGGGTGGCGCGCCAGGGGTCGTAGGCGATTTCGTTAATCTGGAACAGCGCGGCCAGGTCGCGGATCTCTTCGCGTATCTGGTCGAAGTCGATCTCTTCTCCGTCTGTGACGACCAGGTGGCCGGCGTTTTGCCAAGCCTCATAAGCAGCGCGATTGTTCCCAGCACGCTCGATTGCGCCTTCTGGCAGGTAGTTGCGAGTGAACGTGGTCCAGCGATCGCGGCCGTTTTCGTCTTTGTCTCTGAACAGCAGCGCGATGCTGGCAATGTCCGTCTTGCTGGCCAAGTCGACACCCAGCCAGCAATCACGGCCTTCCATCTGGTCGAGCGTGAGCTCCGGATTTCCGCAGGCATGCCAGTCGGCCATGTTGAGCCAGGCGGTGCGGGCCGATACCCATACATTCAGGTGCTTGGTCAGAAAGGCGTTGGTCCGGCTTGGGTACCGGATGGCGTCGCGCTGCTGCTTGAGCAGGAACTCTTCGCTGACCGATACGCCGAAGTTCGGGTTAGCCTTGCGCAGGGTGGCCGGGTCTTGCCAGTCATCCTCTGCATCGATGGTGTAAATGATGGCGAACAACTCATCGTTCGGCATGACATCGTCCAGCATTTGCTGGGCCTGGCGGCGCTTGTCGTAACAGGGACCGGCGAGGTTGAAGCCTGCTGTCGTGATGATGAACATCAGGCCCTGCTCACGCGAGCCCATCCCCGTCATCATCGTCTCGTAGAGATCAGGGCTGTCGTGTTCGTGGTACTCATCAACCAACGCGCAGCTGGGAGAGCTACCGTCGCCGGGGTTACCGATCAGCGGTTCAAACCGACTGCCATCAGCGGGCATGCTGATGTTTTTGGCCATGATCTCGATGCCGGCGGCGTTTTTCAGCGCCGGTGTTTTTTCAAGCATGAGCTTGGCCGGGCGGAACACCTCCCATGCCTGCTTCTCTGTGGTCGCGCCGCAGTAGACCTCGGCACCGTATTCGCCATCGGCGCACAACATGTAGATACCCACGCCAGCGGCAATCACTGACTTGCCGTTTTTTCGCGGGATCTCGCAGTAAGCTTCAGAGAAACGGCGCAGGCCGTCTTTCTTCTTCACCCATCCAAAGACGCAGCAGAATATGAACTTCTGCCAGGGCTCCAGCTCGATCAGCTTGCGTTCTCGTGCCCACTGGCCCTTTGTGTGGGGCAGCAGCTGAACGAATACGCAGGCCTTCTCGGCTTGATCCTTATCGAATGTGAAACGATAACTGCGCTTCTTTGATGCCTTCAGGTCATCGATGTGGCGCTTACACGCCTGCCGCACCTCCTTGCATGCAGCAATGCGGCCAGCAACGATGTCCCGCGCGTACTTGTTCGCGGCATTGACGTTCGGATAACTGGCCATTGAGTCTCATCACTTCCCGCCCCGCTTCTTGCCGAGCAGTTCGGCGAATGGGTTGCCCGCTTCTTCACCGCCAGGCGCTGCCAGTCGGGAGCGGCTTGCCGGATCCAGTCCAAGGGCTGAACCAAACACAACCATCTGACGGTTCGCTTCGTTGATCACGGTGAGAGCTGGGTTCTTGTAAAGGGCACCGGTGTTCGGGTTTTCGAGCACGGCGCCGTTGGTGGTTACGTGGTCCTGAGCATCGCGCCAGCGTGCATAAGCCATACAGAATGCTTCGAGGTTATGCAGATCCTGATCGGTCAGAATCTGGGCACCGACCAACCAAGCCGCGGCGTTATCCCAAACGGCTACCGCACGTTCGTGCATCCATTCGGGCGCTGGCGGCGCAGCGTTCAGGGATTCTGCTTGCGGCTCACTGTCATTCACTTTGCGCTTGCCCGGGTTGCCCTGTAGCAGCTTCAGCCGGGTCGGCTTGGGCTTGCGACCACTGCGCGAAGTACCTGCCATGTCACCCTCCAATCGCGCCGGTATCGATTTTCATATTTCGCGGCTGTAAAAAAATGACTTCGGCGGCGGTGTCCGAGCACTTTTCCTGCAGAGATTCACACCCCCCTACCCCTGCTGCGCTCGCTTCGCCTCAGCCTGCGTCTTCACGTCATGGCAGGCCTTGCAGATCGCCTGCAGGTTGCTGTCCGCGTCCGTACCGCCCTCAGCCACTGGAGTAATGTGGTCTACCTGAGTAGCCGGGCTGATCCTGTTCTGTTTCAGACACGGCTGACAGAGACCCTTGTCACGCTGCAGCACATGATCGCGCTTGCGCCGCCAGGGTCGGCCACCACGGCCCGATCCCTTGCGGGTTCCCCACGGCTTGTGCAGATGAGCGTGATCCTCACAGTATCCATGTGCAGCCGTTGTCTTACGGCCACAGGCTGGTGCCCGGCATGGACGCGGCGGTTTACTTGGCATACAGGTTCAGCCAGGCGAGAGCGATGCGAGCATTGGCACGGGCACTCGCTTCATACATTCGATAGATATGCCAGATCACTTTTCAACCTCCTCGGTCGCTTCATCAGACCACCGCCTGACGCTGATCCGGTCCGCATTGCACTGCTGGATGATCAGCTCACACTGCGCCATATAATCGCCGTACGTGCCGTTCAGGGCTGGCGGTGTGAACGTATCAGTCCACACCTGCGGCACCGGCTCCCTCAGATAACGGGGGGCTGGTTCGGTACTGGCGCACCCGCTCAGCAGTATTAGGACTGATGCGAGCATCAAGACAGGGGTCTGCACCCGAGAGAGCGCGCAGCTGATCAGCCAGTTCATTTGCGCGGCGGCTGGCGTCTTCACGCTGACGGGCTGTTTCTGCCAGCATGCGGTCAGTCTGCTCATAGCGTGCGCGCTCCTCGCGGATGGTCTGGCTCAGGGAAATGATGGCCTGTTCTGACTGGCGAGCCTCTGCTTTCAGTTCACCGATGGTCATCAGTGACCAGATCAAACCAGATACCACCGCCACTCCGCCCAGCAGCAGGAATATGCGGGCCTGGGTAATCATCGAACGCCCATCTTGCGCTTGAACGAGTCTTCCATCAGCGCGATTGCCCGGCTACCCATATGCCCACTCACGCCAACAAATGCCGCAGTCAGCAGACCAGGGAAGCCAGCCAGCTCGCACAACCAGAAAGTCAGCACTCCGGTGAAGCCTGAAATAACAATCTCGCCGATCAGCTCCATTATCGAGAACTTCTCAGCCGTGCCTGATCTCACTCGCCGGATATAGCTTGCGATACCGCCCCATGCAGCCAAAACCATCACCCACAGATATGTCAGCAGCTGGTAACTGGTCGGATCCTTTTCTGGCATTACCCTGTCACCATCTGGTTGAAGTAGTTCAGGATGCGCTTCACGTAAGCCGTTGTCTCGGCCGCATGGTGGCCGGTCACATGGGGGAGCGATCGAATGATACTGGCGTAATCGTTTGCACCGCCTGCAGCCTTCTGCGCTTTAAGTAGATTGCCGAAGCCGGCGTTGTAGCTGGCCAGTGCGAGACAGTAGCGATCAATATCAGGGCGAGGAGCCGACCAACTATTCAGCAGCTTGGCCATTTAATAGGCGCCTGCCGGTATAGCGGCTTCAGGGTCAAATGGGGTGATATCAGCAGGATAGCCGAGCTCTTTTGCCACATCAGACCAAGTGCCTGGCATGAATTGCGCTATACCCTGAGCACCGACCGGTGACACCGCACTCGGGTCCAGTCTGGATTCAGCCAGGTACTGCGCTTTGAGGAGACGCCAATCGTGATCAGGCAAGTGCTTTGCTGCAGCTGCCTGGATCAGCTTGTCGTATTGGGTAGGCATAGCGATTCTCACGAATGGCTGAATTTGGGCCCGGGTTGTCCGCCGGGTTCGGTATCTGCCGCTTCACAGCGGTAGCCTGTCGCTTCACAGCGAGAATTTCAGGCACAAAAAAAGCCCCGCGATTGCGAGGCCCAGTTAGTGCCAACTCTGGCACGTTATATAGATAATTTAGTATGGATATCCAGCGATTGCAACAAAATCATGGATAAATAAACAGCCTGTCTATTTTTCCAGTTCATTGAGCCTGATTAGCGCGCGTATCAGTCTCTCGACCACCGGCGGTATTGGTGCGTGCCCACTGGTGTATTTTTTGTGGCTTGACTCGCTGATGCCCAGTGCATCCAGCCAGCCAGCCAGTTTGCCGCGCCCGTAGAAGCCCAGCTGTTGCTGGGCTTGTTTGTATTGTTCATGCGTCATCATGCTCGTCCTGGTTGATGACTGACAGTTTGCCCGGACCGTTCCTCCGCCACCACTTCTGCGATCAAGGACTCTGCCACCGAATCGGCAGCACCCCCGCTCTGGCGATGGGCCTGATACCAAGTCACGATCAAGCCGCAGACGTTATCCTCAGGTGCATCAGTGAATAGTTCAATCGGCAGATTACTGGCCTGACAAATCCGCTCAATTACCGCCATATCAAAGCTGATATGGCCATCTGCATCATACGCCAGGTTGAGGTCTGAAAATTCGATATCATCCGGGATTGCCACTTTCGCCATCTGATTGCTCATATATTCCTCTACTGCCTGCTCAATCCATTCTGTGAGCCGCATTCCAGCGGCCCGGCTTGCGCGAACCCAGCGGCCTTTTGTGGCCGCTGGTACTCGCAGGTGGATTAGAGAATCAGGCTTCATATTCCCGCTCAACGCGCAATTCCTGACGGCGCTCATACATGAAGTCTTCCAAATCGCCGTGCAGGGTGTAGCCCATGCTGTTGGCTTCTGCCTCATACATCGCCACAAGCTCAGCAATGCGCTCATCGGACGTATCTGCTTCGATGTCGGACTGAATACCCTCATAAGCCCAATCGGCTGTGGCATGGCTGCTCATCGGCGCGAATTTGCCGGGCTTGTAGGTCTCAACAACGTCCTCATCGTCTGATTCAAACCTGTCGCCGTTGGGGTCGGAATCGCGCACTTCACCGAACTTTTCAATAATCGCGGCGCGAGCTTCTTCGATGGTGTCGTACTCACCGTGGGCATAAACAGCCCAGTCATCGGTAGTGCCACACCAACCGTCGGTGCGCTCTTCGTGACTGCTGTTGGTGATTGCCGGGGAGGTGCTGATCTCGATCTTATCGACATCAACGTACTGATCTTGACCTTTATTGGGGCCAACATACTTGGTTTCGATGACGTAGTACATGATGTTGCTCCTATCAGGATTCGGGGTTCCGCCCCGGCGGTTTTGGCGAGGGCCATTCCCTTACCGTTAAGTTAATATTAGTTCTTTTAAGGAACTATTGCAAGCATTCAGGCGAGATTTTTAACAGGCTGTTGATTTTCTACCCCACAAAATGGGGCCTTGGTAGACTATCCACATCAATAACCGACTGACACCACCCAAGTATGCGCGGCGAAGACATCATTCAGGAGTCATTGTTCACGACC